GCGTTTGATTTCCATGGCCTGCTTGTAGAGCGGCTCGGCCTCGGTGTGGCGCCCCATGGCCCGATAGAGCCCGGCGAGGTTGTTGAGGCTCGTTGCGTAGTCCGGGTGCTGCTCGCCGAGAGCGGTTCGATCGATTTCCATGGCCTGCTTGTAGAGCGGCTCGGCCTCGGCGTATTCAGCTTGGTCATAGAGGAAGTAGCCCGCTTGGTTTGCCAGGCGGCCGGCCGCTCTGGTCTGGATGTCGAAGGCCTTGACGTGACCCAACATGGCCACGGCATGGCGAGTCAGGCGACGGTACAGATCCCATTTCTCGAATTCGGGATCTGGGGCGGCCTCGTTCGCCATGTTGACCGCCCGCTCGGCCCACGAGCGACGATCAGCGTCGTTCATCGCGTGCTTGATCGCTTCCTGAACCAGCCGGTGGATGCTGAAGGTCTTTTCGTCGCCGTTGACGGTGACCAGCGAGAACCGCTCAAGCTTGGCGAGTGCCTCGCGAAGGGCCAGGTCCGGGTCGTCGGATTCGGTGACCGCCTTGGCTGACGAGCAATCCGCCGCGGAGGCGCCGTCGAGGAACAACTCGAACGGAATGTTGTCAGGGCCGAGGAACGCCGCGAGCCGAAACAGGTCGGCGGCGGGCTTGGACTCCTCCTCGACTTCCTCGAAGTTGACCTGCCACGTCGTCGCCACGGACTGGGGGTAGTCGCCCATCCGGGGTCTTCCGCGTTCCAGGAGTTCGAGCCGCTGCTTGCGATTGCGATACTTGTCCAGGTAGCCCACAAAACTCAGTTGCAGCTCGTGGATGTATGCCCCGGCCTGCTCAAGCGCGATCGGGAGCAAGCCGAGTTCCTCTGCCAGATCGCGCGCGGCGTCCGACTCGCCCTTGTCACAGCCCACGCGCTCCGTTCGCTCGAGAAGAAACTCCACCGCGTGGTCGACCGAGAGCAACGGCAGCTCGATCGAACTCCGGATGTGGAGTGCGTCGAATTCGGACGCCGACGCTCGCGACGTGAGCAGAACATGCCCGTCCGACGCTCGCGGCATGACCGGCTTCAGCAGCTTCGGATGGTCGGCGTTGTCGAAGACAAGCAACCAGTCCGAGGTTCGTTCGAGCCAGATCTTCAAGGCCCTTGCAGCGTCGTCCGGCTTGGCCTCGGCGTCCGCGAGCTTGAGCTCTCGGGCGATCTCGGCCATGTCCTGGCGGATGTCGAGTTCCGTCTCGGCCTTGACCCACAGGATCGCCTTGTAGTCATCCTTGTGCCTGTACGCATACTCAACGGCCGTCTGCGTCTTGCCGATCCCGCCCAAGCCGCGGATGACCTGTGTGAGGGCGGTCTTCTTGCCGTTGACGAGCAGATCGCGGAGGTTGTCCAAGTCGTCGTCTCGGCCCTTGAAGCACGTGTGCCGCGGGTAGGGGACGGTGAATAGGGGGAGGGGGCTGTCTCCCTCCATGGCTGTGTTGACAGCATCCTCGTGCTGCTTCTTCCATTGAAGCAGGAGCGAGACAGGGAAATCGGCTTCCTGTTTGTCTATTTGGTCATGATGATCGCGGCAGAGATAGATTAGATTGTCAACGCCATCCCGCTGCTCGGCGGTCATGGTCGCGTCGTATCTCGCGGCGTCCGGCTTCTCGCCTGCGATGTGTGCGGCTTGTCCCGTGAACGCCGCTTTCGCAAACTTCCCATCGACGGTGAGCTTGCGATCGCACCCTGGAAACGCGCACCGGTCGCCGCTACGAGCTGCCAGGGTGAGCTTGGTCGGATAGGATGCCCCCATGCCGCGATCTCTCCTTTGCCGTAACAGCAGCAATGGTACGCCGCACGCGCATGGTTGCCAAGGAGAATCGCAAGAACGACCCACGGCGCCCTGCTCCCCTGAGCGCCGCGGGTCGGGACGGGAGCCCGCCGGCCCCCACGAACGTGGGGACCGACGAGCGGAAGCGTATCAAAGGGGGCGGAGGAGGTTCCCCTACCTACTAAGTGTTCATCCGCGCGCGGAGCGGCGCGGAAATCTGGAAAGAATCTGAGACTTCTTGGGAATCGGGCCGTGAGCGCTCATGAGCGCCTCGCGGTCGAAACACTTGGCGCCGAGTGTTGCGTTGCGTATTGCGTATTGCATTGCGTATTGCGTATTGCGTGTTGCGCCTACGGCGCCCCGCTCGCCCCCAGGCGGCTTGGGCCTGAGCGCCGCCCGGGGGGCGAAGGTCAGGGGGTTACGCAGTCGCCGCTCGTCGTTGCCGCATGAGGTAGCTGCCGGCGCCCAAGAGCAACACGACCAGGATCGCCAGGCCGTTGTTGCCGATGGCGGAGGCGTAGGGGGGATTGCATGCCGTGCAGGGGTCGGGGCAGGGGACGTAGCCGCTGATTGTGATGGCCGCTCCGCTTGGACCTACCACGTCGATCGCTGATCCGGGGGCGAAGTAAATGCCTGAGCGAAAATGGTAGGTCGGAGATGCGCCGGTCGGGTCGGTGGAGTGCTTCAGTTCAAGCCTCACGTAACGCGCCGTGTCGACACGCTCCCAGAAAGCGAGGTCACCACTGTTCGCGTAGGCGAAGGAGATGTCTGTCATGACGAAACCGCCTGGCGGTATCACATCGACGATTTCCTCGAGAGTTGTGCTACTGCGGCTTTGGTAGTAGCTTCGCACCTCCCCCCTCGCATCCGCCAACGCACTCCCCGCTCCCACCAACATTACCGCCGCAACCGCCAAACTCGTGATCGTTCTCATGGTTCTCCCTTTCCATAGTTGAGTGAACGAAGTCCTAGCTTCTCCTATGCAAGCCGCCGCCGACGCACCGAACGCCCGGCGGGCGAGGGTCAGCAACGTCGCTACGGCTCGTCGTCCGTCGGCTCGGGGTTGGGGAAGCCGGCTTTCTTCCACGCTAGCCACTTGTCGTGGTCCTTCAACTTGGAGGCGCCGTGCTCCAGAGCCCGGGCGACGAACACGGGGTTGTTCTTGATGGTGTGGACGTAGGCGTTGGTGAAGTGCCACGGATAGCCGATGACTTCTCCGAGATTCGCTTCGTGTAGGTCCGCTCCGTCGAATCTCACCGCGCGGAGGTAGGCCCCGCGAAGGTTCGCCTCGGCGAGGTTCGCTCGGCTGAGGTCCGCCTGGTCGAGGTTCGTCCCGTTGAGGATCGCCCCGCTGAGGTCCGCATCGATGAGCGTCGCCTGGATGAAGCACGCCCCATTGAGGATCGTCCCGCGGAGGTTCGCCTCGTGGAGGTCCGCCCCCCCGAGCTCCGCATCGATGAGCTTTGCTCCGCTGAGGTCCACTCCGCTGATGTCAGATCCTCTGAGGTCCGCACAGTAGAGATTGCCCTTGTTCCTGACGATCCACTCTCGGGTGCGCCCCCTTGGGGCAGGACGTGCCGCCGCCACCGGCTTCGCTCTGAGACGGGCGATCTCCGCCTCTTTCTCGGATATGGTCGCCTGGAGTGCGTCCGTCTTCTCCTGGAGTGCGGCTTTCTCCTCGGCCGTCTCGGCCGTCTTCGCATTCGCCTCCGCCAGAGCTTTCTGGGCGACCTTCAGGTCCTTCTCCGCCTTGGTCACGTTGTCGTAGTCGGCCCTCACGGCATCATGGTACGTCTTCCAGAGGCCGCGAGACTCTTTGTCGGGCAAGACGGCAGCGAAGTATTCGGTGAACCGGACACGGTCTTCAAGTTCTCCCCCAACCGCCCGGTCCATGAACTCGCTATACATCCTGAACTGTGCGAGCGACACCTCGGCGTTCTGGATCTGGTGGTTCCCGTAGGCCACGAGTACGGTGACCAAGAACGTCCCCAGCAGGAACTTGATGAGACCGAACCACCTACCGGCCCTCGCGTCCCGTCGAGCAGTCTCGGCCTCGTATTGCTTCAGTTTCAGCTCTTCCGGCGTCATGGGTTCGATCCTCCTCGTTGCTCCGTCAACGCCCAATCTGCTCGCCCCCCGCCCCCCAGGCGGCTTGGGCCTGAACGCCGCCCGGCGGGCGAAGGTCAGGGGGCTACTACGCCGTCACCGCTCGTCGTTGCCGCATGATGTAGCTGCCGGCGCCCAAAAGCAAGACGATCAGGATCGCCAGGCCATTGTTGCCGATGGCGGAGGCGTAGGACTCGTCGGGGTAAACCATGATGGTCCACGAGATTCCGCCGTCCACAACAAGGGATCCGTCACCGCTACCAGCCTTCCTGCCCTGCAACCGTACCACCACCTCCCCTGCTTCCACGGCTGTTGCCCAGCTGCCGGAGATTGTCCCTCTGTCTGTGGCGGGATCACTACCGATCCTTCTTTGCATTCCCTCCGACGGGAATGCCGCCCCAATCGCCGGGCGAATCTGGAAATCGCTGAACGGCGACCCCGTGGAGTTCTCAAACGTCACAGACCACATGATAACCGCAGTACCGTCCACCGGGATGGCGACCGTTTTTGACGAGTCGCCGATGTCCTGGAAGAAGGTCTCGTGGCACATACCCGAAGCATTGGTCACCACCAGATTGTCGATGAATGGTGTCTGCCCGGACGCGGCCCCCGCCCCCACCAACACCACCGCCGCAACCGTCAGACTCGTGATCTTCCGCATGGCTCTCCCTTTCCATAGTTGAGTGAACGAAGTCCTAGCTTCTCCTATGCAAGCCGCCGACGACGCACCGAACGCCGCCCGGCGGGCGAAGGTCAGGGGGTATCACACCGCCGTCAAGCGTTTCCAGCCACATCTTGAGCAGACCAGGTACCTGGGGCCGCCGAACACCGTTGCGAAGCCCAAGCCGCCCAGGATGCCTGGCAACACTACTAGCAGCACCGGTTGCGCGTTGGGTTTGGCGAGTGCAACGGCTCCCACCAGAAGAAGCACGACAAGGAGTACTGTCCCCATGGCCTTCGAAGGAACGCGACGCGTTCGCAGACCCATCTCTCCGCACTGCGGACAGTTGGCGCCGTCTACCGCCAGAGACTGCCCGCAGACGCAACAGAACCGTGCGACTTCAGCGTTCGCGTGTTGGCACCTCGGACATCTGCCCACCTGCGTCTCGGCCATAATCCGGCACCTCCCGTCCCATATCCTACGGGATCCCGTCGTCGGGATGCAAGGGGACGATCGCCCGTGTGTCGCCCCCGGTGCGCTTTGCGTAGACTACCAGCGGTCGACATGGGGCAACCGATCGGGTAGGATACGGCGTCTCGGGGGATGTCTCGCACTGGCGATTTCGAGCGGATTCGCCTTGTGGACCGCCTCGTCTCGTGGTATTATTGGTAGTGTCTCCATCGGGGCGCCATGCTGGCGCTCGGCTGTCGTGGCGGGCATACGGGAGTTGCCACATGGCACGACTAATTCCAGCTCTGCTGATCATCGCCTGCTCGCTCGGCGCCGCCGAGGCCCGCGGGCGCCGTCTTCTGTTGTTTGAGGACACCGGAATCGGTGTCGACCTCGACGAAGCAGAGCAGCTCTTTGAGCCTTTTCAGCGGAGAGTGTACGTGTCGCCAGATCGAAAGTCCCTCGGGCTTGGGGGCAACGGCCTCGGCCTGACAATCGTCCGAATGATCGCCGAGGCAACCGACTGTCGAGTAGCCTTTATCAAGCCCACGGGCGGTTTCGCCACAGCCTTCTGCCTGTCTTGGAAAGAGTGACCATGGCCAAGAGAAAAACCGACAAACCACTCATTCTCGTATGTGACGACAATGCCGAGGCAAGTGAATCTTGGACGCGTCGCCTACAGGAGATCTCATCCGTGAAGAGCAAATACCGGGTCGAGGCGAAAAGCGCCGGTGACCTGGCCACGCTTCTCGACAAGCTCAAGAGTGGTCTTGAGGAGCTACGCAAGGGTCAGAGCCCGGCCGAAGATCCACTCAAGGACGTTGAGGTGCTTGTCATCGACTTCGATTTGCTCGATGCCACGACGCAGACTGGTCGCGAGTTCGCGTACTTGGCGCGACTGGTGTCATCTTGCGGACTGATAGTCGCCCTCAACGAGCACGGAATCAACACCTTCGATCTCACGATGTCCCGCTATGAGGAGTCTTTTGCCGACGTCAACGTCGGCGCGGAGCACTTCCTGAGTCCCGGGATGTGGAAACAGCCCTGGAAAGGGTTTCGACCCTGGTCCTGGCCACTAATCCCGAAGGAAGTGGCCAGCTGGAACAGCCGACTCAAGCAGGTCGGCAGAAGCCTGTTGGATAAGCCGATTCTCCCCCACTTCGGCCTCACGGGGGATGTCCATGTCCACTTGCCGGTGAAGTGCCGGCAGCACATCGTCGGCCCCAAGAACAAGCCACCAGAAGAAGTCACATTCCGCGAATTCGCCGCACACTCCCCGTTCTGCCTGCGTGACAAGGATCGGCGTGCGAGCGCCAAGCTGCACCAGCGCTGTATTGAGCGAATTGCCGCAGCGCGCGTCGCGCATTGGCTCGAACGTGTGGTCGGGCCAGGCCAGAACGTCCTTATCGATGTTCCGCATCTTGTCGAACGATATCCAAGCCTCTACAATGGCCGTAGCAGACAACCCAAGAGTTTGGACAAGCTCGCCAAATTCGGACCCGTGTCCGAACTCCCTGTTCACTACCGCAAGATCGGGAGACATGCCTTCAAGAACGCACAGTGGGTGTCTCGCCCGATGTACTTGTGGCCGACAATCTCGGCGGATGACTCGATCGCCGAAGTCCAAGATCCGGCACAGGTATCGTCGCTGGGCGCCGTATTCTGCGAAGATGTTGCGCGCTTCGCGCCCCCCGACGCGGCGCGCGAATACGTGGCCGACTTGGCCTCTCCGTACACACGACGCTTCGCGGCAGACCCTTCCGCGAGCCACTTCGAGGCGTTTGGAGAGGAGATTGGAAGAGTGAACTATGAACCCGCAGTGCGATTCTCAATGTGATACGGGGGGAGTAGCATGCCTGTCAACTACGCCGCATTTCGACGCACGCTCATCGAAGTCCAGAAGAGCCACGGCGTTGAGCGGGGGCCGTGCTCGAGCAACACCGGCGCCTATTGCCGGGCACGAGCGAAGCTGCCGGAGACGGTCATCCGACGTCTCACTCTGGAACTGGCCGACGGCTGCCGGGAGCAGGCCGGCAAGACGTGGCTGTGGCACGGCCGTCACGTTCAGATGGTCGACGGCACGACCGTCAGTATGCCCGACACGAAGGCGAACCAAAAGGTCTATCCGCAACAGTCGCAACAGAAGGAGGGCCTCGGATTTCCGATCGCTCGGATGGTCGTGCTCCTGTCATTGTCGACGGGCATGCTCACAGGTATGGCCATGGGGCGATACCAAGGCAAGGAGACGGGCGAGCCGGCCCTGTTGCGCGATCTGCTGGACAGGTTCAAGCCCGACGAAGTCATGTTGGCCGATCGGTACTACTGTTCGTACTTCATGATCGCCCTTCTGATGGAACGCGGCATCGATTTCGTGGTGCGTCTTCACCAACGTCGCTCGGTCGACTTTCGACGTGGCCGATCGCTGGGTACCGCCGATCAACTCCTCACATGGATGCGACCGGCCAGGCCGGAGTGGATGGACCGGGACACGTACGATCGAATGCCTGAGTCGATCGAAGTCCGCCAGGCGCGGGTACACGTCGACGAGGCCGGCTTTCGCACCAAGTCCCTCGTCGTTGTCACCAGTTTGACGCACGCCAAGACCTACCCCAAGGACGACATTGCGGAACTGTACCGCGCGCGTTGGCAGGTGGAATTGGACATCCGCACGATCAAGGTCACGTTGGGCATGGATATTCTGCGCTGCCGCACACCTGCCATGGTCCACCGGGAGATCTGGACGTGCCTTCTTGCATACAATCTGATCCGCCAGGCCATGCTGCAATCAGCCCGGGCGTCGGGTCTTTCGCCGCGGGAGCTGAGTTTCACGGCGGCCATGCAGTCCGTCGCCGCGAATTGGCAAGTGATAGCATTGAGCGACGGCGCCGCGGCCGACGCCCTGATCGAGGCCGCGTGGGCGACTATGGCAGATCATCTCGTCGGCAAACGCCCCGGGCGCGTGGAACCGCGTGCAGTCAAACGTCGACCGAAAGAACAGGCACTTCTGATGGAACCGAGGGCCCAAGCGAAAGCCAAGCTGCAGGCGGCTTGATCGACGAAAACCCCGCGAAATCAGCGGCAGTGCCATTCGAGACAGGACTACAATATGACAACCTACGAATGCGACGTGCGCAGTGCAACCAGGATCAGCATACCCAAGGAGGACATACCGGCTTTGTTCATACAGATGACCCCCAGAATCAAGGACAAATACGGGTACCTCTACGATCCCCGAGAACACAGGATGGACCTTTGCGAGTCGTGTGCACGGAGCCTTCTGGACGTGCTGGACAGCGACACAAAGCGGCGGAAATGGTTGCAGGACGGGACAGGGAACAAGTGACCCCCGTCGAGGAAGAAGAGCCAGCAAGCGACACACAAGGATAGCGAACAATGGAACACGAAACGAACGACAAACTCGACAATGCCGCGACGAAGGATCAGCGCGGCAACGACCATGAAAGCCAGGCAGCGATCCTAACACAACTGGCAACCAGCGCCCCGGATGACCCGGTGCATATGCACTTGTTGGCTCGTGGCTGCGACCTCGATACGCGCCGATGGTTGCGATCGTTAGTCGGTACATTCGACACTGTGAACTGGCAAGGCCAGGTCGAAACAGAAGCCGAGCCGGAACCCGAGACGCTCCCCGCAGTCTTTCAGGAGCAGAAGAGCGACCAGGCGACAACCACGGACTGGCTGATCCACGAGCCGGCGGGCGAGTATCACGCGAAGCGTACGCGATACCTGAGCAGCCACCAACTGGCCGACTTCCGGCATTGCCCGCTGCTGCACCGCAAGAAGATCGGCGGGCTGATCGGGGACAGGGACAGCGCCGCGTACGCGCTCGGGCGAGCGGGCCACGTGCTCATCCTCGAAGGCCGCCAGGCCTACGAAGAGGAGTACTCGGTCGGCGGACCGATCAATCCGAAGACCGCGAAACCGTATGGCAAGGACACCAAGAAGTTTGCCGAATGGGCCGCGGAACAAGGCGGGCAGGTAATCAGCGAAGGCGATGCGGGAATCGTCGAGGCCATGAACGCGAGCGTGCATGACCATCACATTGCGGCTGACCTGTTAAGTGTGGGCGTTCCCGAGGGCGTGGCACGCGCCGTATACTGTGGCATCGAGTGTCAAATTCGGCTGGATTGGTACGACCCGAGAAACGGTATCGTCGATCTGAAAACGTGCGAGAACCTGTCATGGTTCGAACATGACGCCAGGCGATACGGCTATATCCATCAACTGGCATTCTACCGCGCCGTGACGCTCATGGTCATCGACACGACCGTGCCCGTCTACGTGATCGCGGTGGAGAAGCGCGAGCCGTTCCGTTGCGGCGTTTGGCTGGTCGGCGAGGAGGTGCTCGGCATCGCCGAGACGGAGAACGATGAGGCAATGAGGCGACTGGCCGAGAGCCGTCGGCACGACGTCTGGCCGACCGGCTACGAAGAGCTGCGCACACTGGATCAGATTTGACATCACCCTGACGCAGTGGGACGGCGTGGCCTTAAAGAGCCCGGACTCCCTATGCCCGCTGCGTCACTTTTTGACAGGAGCAACATGAGTCTTTTGAGACACGTCAAGAGCGGTCGGCAGCCCGCGCCGCACAGGATTATGATCTACGGCACGCACGGCATCGGCAAATCAACGTTTGCCTCGCAGGCGCCGAAGCCGATCTTCATACAGACCGAAGACGGGCTCGGCGAAATCGACTGCGATCGGTTCCCGCTGGCCGAATCATTTGACACAATCATCGAACAACTCGCCGCACTCTACACGGACAAGCACGACTACCAGATGGTTGTGATCGATTCGCTCGATTGGGTTGAACAGCTTGTCTGGGCTAAGGTGTGCAAGACGCATGACGTCGATCACGTCGAGGAGATCGGCTACGCGAAAGGGTACAAGTTCGCAGTCACCCACTGGCGCCGCCTGCTCGACGGGCTCACCGCGCTGCGCACAAAGCGAAAGATGGGCTGCATCCTGATTGCCCATTCCGACGTGGAGAGATTCGAAGATCCGGAAACGGACAGTTACGACAGATACTCTCCACGGCTGCACGAGAAGGCATCATCGCTGGTACAAGATTGGTGCGACGCGGTCCTGTTCGCGCATTACAAGGTGATGACGCGCACAAAGAAGGAAGAGTTCGGCCGCGAGACGACCAAGGGGGTAGGGACAGGCGAGCGTATCCTACGGACTCAAGAGCGCCCCGCTTACATCGCCAAAAACCGATTCGGGCTACCGCCGGAGGTGCCGCTCAGTTGGGCGGCGTACGCCAACGGCATCAGTACCGCAGAGACCAAGAAGAAGGAGACGTCAACCGATGGTTGAACTCAACAACTTCGATGCAAACGAAGTCGAGCCGGCTCAGGATTTCGAAGTGATCCCCGCCGGGAAGTACACGGCTTGCATCGTCGCGAGCGAGGGCAAAGCCACCAAGAAAGGCGACGGCCACTATTTGGAGGTCGAGCTGGATATCCTGGAAGGCGACTACAAGGGTCGCAAGCTGTGGGATCGTCTCAACCTCGCCAATCCCAGCGCGAGGGCGGTGGAAATAGCACGAGCTACGCTGTCGTCCATCTGTCGAGCCGTCGGCGTCATGCAGCCGAAGGACTCCGGCGAGCTGCACAACAAGCCGCTTGTCATACGGGTCAAAGCAAAGAAACAGAAGGACACCGGGGACATCTACAATGAGATCGCCGGATACCACAAAATCGATGCGCAAGGGGGACAGCCGGCCCAGACGACCTCCGACAGGCCGCCCTGGGGATGATGATCGAGCTGGAGCTGCCGTACCCGCCGAGTGTCAATCACTACTACCGGCGTGACGGGCCAAGAACACTGATCAGTCGCCGTGGTCGCGCGTACCGGAAATCGGTGTGCGAGGTGCTGGCGGCAACGGGAATCAAGCCGCTCGTGGGTCCGCTTGCCGTCGAGATCGAAATGTTCCCGCCGGATCGACGTAGGCGTGATGTAGACAACGTGCAGAAAGCACTCCTTGACGCTCTGCAACACGGCGGCGCGTACGAGGACGACAGTCAGATTGAGCGATTGAGTATCGAGCGATTCGACCCGACGAGAGGCGGACGAATGATCGTGAGACTTGAAGAGAGAAGATAATGGGCGATAGCTGGGCCATTGAAACGCTGGAAATCGAGCGATACAGGCTGGTCGAGAAGCGGCGCAGAGCGATGGATGTCCCCGTCGATGGAAGGGCAAGCACCTGCTCTGATCAGGCAGACCGCCGCCGATTAGCCGGCGTCGTCAACGCGCTCAAAGTACTGAGGGGAGGCAAGGGCAGAAGCGAATGAAACTCCGCCCCTACCAAGAAGATGCTGTCGCTGCGGTGTACAGCCACCTGCGAAGTCGGAACGACAACCCGTGTGTCGTCATTCCGACAGGTGGAGGCAAGACACCCGCAATCGCGACGATCTGCCGCGACGCCGTCAAGCGATGGCGTGGTCGCGTGCTCGTGCTGGCGCACGTCAAAGAGCTGCTCGAGCAGACGGTCGACAAGTTACAGCAGATCGCGCCCGATCTGTGGGGACAAGTCGGTGCGTACTCGGCCGGCCTGAAAAGTCGGGACACCGAGCAGCCGATCATCGTAGCCGGAATCCAGTCTGTCTACAAGCGTGCCTGCGAACTGGATGGGTTCGACCTCATCATCATCGACGAGTGCTTTGTAGAAGGGACACTCGTAGCCACACCGGCAGGCGATGTCCCGATCGAACAAATACAGCCAGGCACATATGTCTACAACGCGACCGGTATTGGCCAAGTGGAGGCTCTGTCTGCGAAGTGCTCGGGCAACCTTGTCACTTTGGAGTATGACGATGGAACAACAATCACATGCACGGCCAACCATCCAATCTGCACCGAATCAGGATGGAAGCAGGCGGGCACCTTGGCAGTCGGTTCGATGGCGTTCGGCCTCGAAGTTGTGCGAATGCTGCGGGGTGCTGTTCCGTCCTCGAACCAAGCTGCGGTCGGACGGGCGTATGACCGTCCAAAAAGAGAAGCTCTGGCTGAAGCAGAGGTACTGCTCAATATCCTGCTCCAAGATCCACGACAATCCCATGAGGTCGGCAGAAGTACGACAGAGAGTCAGCAGTACGTTGAAGGCGACGGGGCATGCCCCGAGAGTTCGCGGCGGCAACGGCCGGTTGACGAAGGAGCAGAAGGCGATGCTGGAAATCTTGGGGGAGGGCTGGATCGCAGAGCATGCGGTCGGCGTTCGGGGCCACAAGAGCAAACGCCTGCCGAAATGCCTGAAGATGGACTTGGCGAACCCGTCGCTGATGATGGGGATAGAGTTGGACGGCAACAGTCACCAGGCAGCGAACCGAAGAGAACAGGATGCGAGGAAAAACGTATTCCTAGCGCAAAACGGCTGGTCCGTATTTCGCATCACCAACGCACGCGCCGGCGAGTTGTGTTCAACCTGCAAGTCAAGGGACATCCTTCTTACTTCGCTAACGGAATTCTAGTCCACAATTGCCATTTGATTCCCCCGAACGGCGAGGGCATGTACCGCACTTTTCTGGCCGACGCCGAGGCTGTCAACCCGAAGGTGCGTGTGATCGGCATGACGGCCACGCCGTTCCGCATGACCAGCGGGCTGATCTGCGGCAAAGACAACATCCTCAACCACGTGTGCTACGAGATCGGGGTCAAGGAGCTGATCGACGCGGGCTTTCTATCCCCCTTGGTCAGCAAGGGCACCAAGAAGCCGATCGATCTGTCCGGCTTGCACGTTCGAGGGGGGGAATTCATCGCGAGCGAGGCCGAGGAGTTGATGGACTCGGTTGTCGAGCAAGCGTGCCGAGAGATCGTCGCGCAGGCGCATGACCGCAAGTCCGTGCTCATCTTCACAAGCGGCGTCAAACACGGCAACCACGTAGCCGACGTGCTGCGCAAGAACCACGGGATCGAGGCCGGGACGGTCTTCGGCGACACGTTGCCGCACGTGCGAGAGCAGGTGCTGCGGGACTTCGTCGAGGGCAGGCTCAAGTATCTGGTCAACGTCAATGTGCTGACCACCGGGTTCGACGCGCCGAACATCGACTGTGTGGCGCTGCTTCGGCCGACCATGTCGCCGGGGCTTTACTACCAGATGGTGGGTCGAGGGTTCCGGCTGTCCCCGAGCAAAAGCGATTGTCTCGTCCTGGATTTCGGCGGCAACGTACTGAGGCACGGGCCGGTAGATGACATCCAGGTACGAGAGACAAACGGCACACGCGAAGGCGGCGAGAGCGGCGAGCCGGCCGCGAAGGCCTGCCCCGAGTGTCAAACGCTGCTCGCGACCGGGTTCCTGGCGTGCCCCACGTGCGGCTACATGTTCCCGATCCCGGAAGACGCCGGCCACGACGGCGAAGCGTCGACACTCGGCATCCTGTCGGGCCAAACGACGATTGAAGAGCAATACGTCGGAAGCGTCGCCTACGACGTGCACCACAAGAAGGATGCGCCGCCTGACGCACCGACAACGATGCGTGTCACGTACTACGCCGGTCACCTCTACAGCGGGGCTCGCACGTCAGAATGGGTCTGCTTTGAGCACACCGGATGGCCGCGGCAGAAAGCGGAATCCTGGTGGCGCAGGCGATCCGACTCGCCTGTCCCTGAGACAACAAGAAAGGCAGTGGACCTGGCGACCGAAGGCGCCGTTGCCGAGCCTACGGCGATTACCGTCAGCAGCACAGCCGGTCAGAAGTTCGACAAAATCGTAGGCTATGAGCTGGGGCCGAAACCCGAGTGGCGCGAGCCCGGCGAAGACCCGTACGAAGGACCGCCGCGGACCGGCCTGGTGACCGTCGACCTCGAGGATGTACCTTTTTGAGCAGGGATGCCATGAGTCTACCGACCGCCGCGCTGGAGTATGCCGAGCTGGGTTACCGCGTGTTCCCCTGCATCCCGGGCGCCAAGGCGCCGGCCACGCCGCACGGCAGCAAAGACGCGACCACCGACCCCGAGCAGATCGAGGCCTGGTGGGAGCGGACGCCCCAGGCCAACATCGGGATGTCCACCGACGGTCTGCTGGTGGTCGACGTCGACGGCGCAGACAACCCATGGCCGGCAGACACAAAACAGACCATGGAGCTGTGTGCCTGCCCCATCTCACGCACGCCGAGCGGTGGTCGACACCACGTGTTCAAACAGCCCCCGGGCGCCGACCTGCGCAACACGGCGGGCAAGCTCGCACCGAAGGTCGACACGCGCGCCGACGGCGGCTACATCGTCGTCCCGCCGAGCGTCGTCGGCGAAGTCTACACCTGGCTGCCGACCTACGAGCTGACCGACCCGCCCGACCAACTCGCCGAACCGCCGCCGTGGATCATGTCGGCCTTGATCGACAACTCGGGCGTGCTCAGCCAAGCGGCGACCGACGCCAACGAGATCCCACCCGGTCAGCGCAACGACACGCTGACCAGGCTGGCGGGCACCATGCGACGTGTCGGCATGAGCGAGGCCGAAATCCTGGCCGCGATCACCACGGTCAACCAGGACCGGTGCGACCCGCCTTTGGGCAAACGAGAGGTCGCCAGGATCGCCGCGAACGTGAGCCGGTACGAGCCCGACCAGGTGTCGGTCGCTGTGATCGAGGATCATTGGGGCCAGGACAACGATGAGGCAGAGGATTTCGAGCCGGTTACCGAGGATCCCGGGGCCATACCGGTAGAGCTGCTACGCGTGCCGGGGTTTGTGTCGGAGGTGATGGACTGCTGCCTTGAGACGGCGCCGTACCCCAATCAGGTCATGGCGTTCGCCGGCGCACTGGCGCTACAGGCGTTCCTGGCCGGCCGCAAGGTCCGCGACCCCGGCGACAACCGCACCAACATGTACATCCTCGGCCTGGCGCACTCTTCGGCGGGCAAGGACTGGCCGCGACGGCTCAACGGCAAAATCCTCGACACAGTCGGTCTCGGCAGTTGTATCGGTGACAAACTCGTGAGCGGTGAGGGCGTGCAGGACTCGCTCCTCCGCCACCCGTGCATGTTGTACCAGACAGACGAAATCGACGGCATGCTCCAGTCGATCCGTCACGCAAAAGACGCGCGACATGAAGCCATGATGGGGGCCCTGCTCACGCTCTACTCGGCCGCCGCGTCGACGATGCCGATGCGGGCCAAGGCGGGCAAGGACTCGCTGGGATCCATCGATCAGCCCTGCCTCGTCCTGCTTGGCACCGCGATCCCTAACCACCTGTACGAAGCCATGACGGCGCGCATGCTCAGTAACGGGCTGTTTGCCCGCATGCTGATCCTCGAGAGTACCAAGCGCGCCGAGGGCCAGGAGCCGGGCCTCATACGGCCGCCTGACCGTGTGCTGGCCACTGCGGAGTTCTGGGCCAACTACCGCCCGGGCCACGGTAACCTGGCTGACTGGCACCCCGAGCCGGCCGTGGTGCGCCAGACTGACGCCGCTCGCGCTGTCCTGATTGAGACGCGCAAGGCGGCCGAGGCGGAGTACGCCAAGGCCGAGGAGGCTAATGATACTGTGGGTACCACCGTATGGGGCCGCGTCGCTGAGCAGGTCCGCAAGCTCGCCCTAATCTATGCAGTCAGCGAGCGTCACCAAGCCCCAGAGATCGGCGTAGAGGCCGTCAAATGGGCCAGGGGTGTCATCCTGCACCAGACGCGACGGATGCTCTACCAGGCCGGCGTACACGTCTCAGAGAGCGAGTTTGACAAGCTCTGCCTCCGAGTACTGGCCAAACTCAGAGAGGCCCCGAGAAACACGCTCAGGCACTCTGTGCTGCTCAAGGCCATGCGGGTGAGTGCCAAGGATATGGGCGAGCTGATCGCCACGCTGGAGGCCCGCGGAGACATCGAGGTGACCACCATGCTGACGGCCGGTCGATCGGGTCGCAGGTACCGTCTGCGGGGTGGCCGGCAGGCCGGGAAAGAAGCCGAGAAAGAAGCCGGGAAAAAAGCCTGTCCCGAAAAAGGGACATGCTTGGTTGTAGCGAAAACGGACGGGCAAGAAGCAGAAACAAGTGAGAACAAAGTGGGAAAGAAGTGAGCTGCATAAACTCTATATATATAGATATATCTCTCTTTCTACGTGTCTTTATACACATATTTCCATACCCCCCCTCGCACACACTCGCGTGTCCCGCACGCGTTACACGTGCAGGCGTCTGTGCGCGTACGCGCGTAGGGGATGCGAGAAGTCACGGCAAACCAGAGTACAGGAGACCCACAGAATGACATCGGAACTACACGAATTGACCGAGCAGACAATCGAACTCGCAAATCAAGTGCGCGAGCACATGGACTTGGTTACATGGTCACCGTACCAAGCAGAGATGATCGATCCGGTCAACGAGGCACGGGTTCGAGCTTGCGCCCGTGCCACCGGCAGCATCCCCCTGTACTGGGGCGCCCGAGCGGAAGTTGTGGCCAGGATGCGACAGATTGCAGACGAGGATGGCGCCGCACTCACGGTGTGCATCTCGCCGCTCAAAAGGACTGACGAGGACCCGCGGCACGTCGGCCCCTCGTTGCGGGAGTTTCACGGACGATTGGCGGGCTCACGCGGGGTCATCGGCGAGGCTACGCATGTGTTGATCAACCTCGAACGCAAGGCGACGTACCTGGCCGGCGACCTGGCACGTGATGTGCACGTCAAGCCCTTGTGCATGGGTATCGTTGATGCGATCGCCGAGGCGTATCCCGAGGCTCGACTGCATGTCTGGAACTGGCACCAGGGCGGCCGCGTGATGCCTGGTGTGCCGAAGGGCTATCACGACATCCCTCATTGCTCGGCGTGCTACCTCGCGGCCAATCGCATAGACGGTGAGGTCGAGTGGCGCAACACCACCCCGCGAGCCGAACGGTGTGCGACCTACACTTGGGAGCACTCGCTTTCCTTCGCCGGTCGGCACCTATTCAAGCCCCAATGGTCGTGGGACTGGGAGTGGGACGGCGTCGAGGCCGAACGCTACCACGCTCTCGGCCGGGCCATCGGGCTGCCGGACTGCCGGGCTGACGGCAAGACTCGCCCAAACCGCGTGCGCAGCCTCTACATCTGGCCCAACCCGTTTCTGGACACGCGATGCCCCAGGGTACTGCAACTCGAGCGGATGATCCCGTTTCTCAAGGGCGTGGTGTCCGGACTGGCGGAGCGCATCCCGGCCAAGGCCAGGGAGGCGCTGGCTGTCGTCGAAGACGCACGCAACGCCATGCGTACGGTGGAGCGCCTTGAGGACATGACGGCCGGCGACGTGGCCAAGCGAGCGATGGATCGGGTGCCGGTGCTCGACTTGGTGGAGAGGGCGAGCGATGACTGTTGAGCAGATACTGGCAATCACCGTGCCGCCGTGTGCCGTGGCAGCCTTGTGGCTTTGGTTGCGATTCCTGCGTAACTGTTCGTCCGCTGCAAAGCCGGACAATCTGGATCGAACACTGAAGCATCTTCGAGACGGGAAAGAGACGACGTACACGTATGCACGCATACCAATGACTGTTGCGGAGGCGGTAGCCGAGGAGCGTGAACGGTGTGCGAAGATCGCGGAAGAGTTTAGAAGCCTGCGGTTCTACGGGGACCAAGATAGGTGCATGGCAAAGCTCGCCGAGAAGATCCGCAAGGGGGACGAGTGCCGCCGTCCTTGACCTGCACCGGCAGAAAGACGATAGTCGATAGCCTCGTGCGGTACCGGACGGACATCGAACAGCGGAGAGCGAGATATGCTTGATTTTGCCGAAATGCCTAAGGATAAGCTGGCCGCCTGGCTGAGGGCAGCGGATGGCGGGGCGATCGGAGAGTGGAATCGGTACCGTGGTAAGAATGTCGAATGGGCGCCGGATCTCAATGGGGCGAACCTCGCCGGGGCGAATCTCGAAGGGGCGTTTCTCGAAGGGGCGAATCTCGAAGGGGCGTTTCTCGAAGGGGCGGACCTCGACGGGGCGGACCTCAGGAAGACGTACCTCAGGTGGGCGAACCTCCGCGGGGCGATCCTCGACGGGGCGGACCTCGTCGGGGCGAAACTCGAATGGGCGAACCTCGAAGGGGCGTTTCTCGAAGGGGCGAACCTCGCCGGGGCGGTTTGCCATTGGACCGCCTTCATCAACCTCGACCTGAGCCGGACCCTCGGCCTTAATGAAATCCGGCACAACGGCCCGTCGTCCATCGGCACCGACACGCTGTCACGCTCCAACGGCAGACTGCCGGATGCGTTCCTGCGCGGGTGCGGCCTCAAGCCCTGGGAAGTCACGTTCGCCAGGATCTATGACCCCGATCTTCCGGCGTCTGACATTCTCAACCTGACGACCGAAGCCTTCCGCCAACGCACAGAGGGCCCCATCTTCATCGGGGGCGTGTTCATCTCGTACAGCCACGACGACGCTGATTTCGCCGACAAGGTCTACAACCGGTTGTCCAAGACAGGTGCGAACGCCTGGCTCGATCGACATGACGCCGTGGCCGGCCCGCTGGCACGGCAGGTGGTCGACTCGATCAGGCTGCATGACATCGTGCTGCTTGTTCTCTCGAAGTCATCAATTGACAGCGATTGGGTCGACTACGAACTGGAGAAGGCACTCCAGAAAGAAGTCGACGAGGCTCGGGACGTTCTGTGCCCGGTCGCTCTGGATGATGCGTGGGAGGCAAAAACGTCCGGGCCCAGTCATTGGCGCAGGGTTCGCGAGAAGCTGGTCCTCGACTTCTCCGACCCCGAGGCGTTCGATGCCGAGTTCGACAAGCTTCTCGAGGGGCTCAAGAAGTACTATCCGCCCAAGTGACCTGGTGAAACCGATGACCGGCTCAACACTCAAGTCGCTCTGTCCCTCACCCGACTGCGACCGGATTGACTTTTCGCGCGAGCGGCCGATCTCACTGGTGGATTTGGCCGAGCTGCTGGGTCGGCCCGCCCGCTCGATCTACCGTTGGGCACACACGGGCATACGCGGCGTGAAGCTCGAAACTGCTCCGGTCGGCGACCAACTCTACACCACTCGCGAGGCATTGCAGCGATTTTCTCTCGCCTATGCAGAAAAAAAGTCGTGCGCCATAGAGCGCCACTCAGCGCCACTGAGCGCCATGGAGGGACACTTAGACATTCCCTTCGCAAACGGGCTCTATTTTTGACTTGCATCGCCCCCTTCATGCCGTACGTTTGAGACATGGAGACCGCAGCACAAATCAACTGGCTGATGAGCATGGTCGGCGGGGTCTTGCTCACAGGGATCGGCTGGGTGCTGCGGAGTCTGCACAACCGCATCACGCGAGTGGAGACTGCGCAGACGGACGACCACACCAACATCGCCGTACTGCTGGAGCGCACCGGCACGCTTGGTGAGCGGCTGGATTCGATCGAGGGCAAGCTCGACGAACTGATCAAGAGGCTATCGGAGCAAAAGCGATGAAACTCGACCTGACTGTACTTCTTGTAGCGTTCGTCACTGCACTGTTCATGCTCTTCGGTGCGACCGGCTGCAAGCTCGGCAAGTGGCGACTGACCGACGAACCGCTGCCGTCTGAGTTTCAGCAGAACATGGATGAGTGGATTCAGGCAGGCGAGGGGATCCTCGACAAGTACAACGAGCTGCGGGACGAGGACGACTGAACACTCGTTCGCAGCGCCTTGTCTTGGCCGCATGAGTGAAGGGGACAGGCATGGGTGAGGTCACGCTATCCGACGCCGGCTGCGATGAGCAGTTGCCTGCGGACCTAATCCGCGGGCAACTCGAGAGCTGCTATCATATCTACTACGGGCGGCCTCGCGCCGCCTGTGAGCAGCGTCTGCGGCTGTTGTGTGCGTTGCCCCCTTCGCAGGATCCTGCGATCTACGCCATGCCGAGGGCGCCGTACGCTTGAGACGCAGTGGGTCCTTTCCGGGACACCTGTCCCCCGGGCGGATCGTTCTTTCGCCCGCACTTTGGTTAATATTACCCAAAACGTCGCATTTACAGACAATCCGTGGCCGGCAAGAAGCCAAAACGACGTTCCGCCAAACGTGATGCGACGGAGATTATCCCCACGCAGACGGCCTTGGCGGCCGCTTTGGGGGTGAGTCGGCAGACGGTTGCCCAGTACATCAAGCGTGCGGATTGGCCGTTCGGGCGCGCCAAGTTTGACCTCGCCCAGGTGCTGGAATGGCGGCGTGAAACGCTCAAGCGCGGGCCGGTTGCGATCGACGACGACTGCACGTTGGCCGAGGCCAACCGGCGGCTCAGGATTGCGCAAGCCTCCAAGCTCGAGCACGCCAATGAGGTTGAGCGGAGCAAGTACGTCTCACGGGAGATCCGCGACCGGGAACGTGACGACCTGTGCGAGATACTCAATCGTACGCTCGAGGCCGTATGTGCCGGCGTACCGATGGCGACGGCCGGCATGGACCCGGCCGAAGAGGAGGAGTATTTGCGTGACCGATGCGAGCAGCACCGAGCGATCGTGAGAGCGGAGTGCCTGCGCCAGGACGCCCTATTGGCCGCAAAGACGAAGATTAGAAGGCGCGGCCCCGGTCGGCCCCGGAAGTCTGATGGCACGTAGGCGACCGGACAAGTCGTGCCTTGCGGGGCTGGCGCATTGCTTTGCCCCGGCCCCGGTACTCACCGTTACCGAGTGGGCCGACAAGCATCGGATCATTGACGACGACGCTTCGGAGCCGGGGCGGTATCGATCGGCGCGTACACCGTATATTCGGGGGGTGATGGACGCATTCTGCGACCCGAGCGTGTCTCGGATCACGTTCGTCAAGAGTGCCCGTGTCGGCGGTTCCGAAGCGATGAACAACTGTCTGTTGTACGCCATCGCCGGGGCCCCGGGTCCGTCGCTGTACGTGTTGCCGACCGAGCAAGACGCCAAAGATGAAGCGACCGGGCGGCTGAAGAAGATGATCGAGTCGTGCCCGGAGGCCGCCAAGCACATTGTTCGCGACGGATTTGCGACGGCGAGAGCTCTGTACCTCCGAGGTGGGCGAACGATTTGGATGGCTTGGGCAGCGGCGCCGCGCACGATGATCCGGAGAACCTGCCGGCATGTGTTCTTTGACGAGTTGGACAACTGCGAGAGCGAGGCCGGTTCGCTGGGCAACCACCTGTCCGTCGCGGCCGAGCGTGTGACGACGTACGGGTATCGGGGGAAGGTAATGTCGGCCACGACGCCGACGCACCCGGATGCCGCGGCCTGGAAGGAGTGGGAGGCGAGCGACCGGCGGCGGTACCACGTTCCATGTCCCCACTGCGGTGGGTATCAGGACCTGACGTTCTCGCGGATCAAGATCCCGGAGGACGTGCGTGATCCGGAACGGATCGAGGCAGGTAAGTTGGCGTGGTACGCGTGTGCTCACTGCGAGCAGGAGATCTTCGACATCGATCGGCTATGGATGGTCGCGCGTGGGGTGTGGGTGCCTGAAGCGCAGACGGTTGCCGAGAGACTGCCGGTCGATGACGCGGCGATTGTGAAGCAGGCGGCCGGCGTCGGGCGTGAGCAATGGCGGCCGAAACTCGACGGCGAACCGCCGGTAACGCGGCGCGTCGGTTTCCACATCTGGAGTGCCTACAGCCCATGGCGAACGTTCTCGGAGATTGCGGCGGCGTTCCTGCGTGCGGGGCATGATCGGGAGAAGCTGCGGGTATTCACCAACTCCTGGTTGGGGGAGACGTTTAAGGAGACCAGCGAGGATGTTGACATCGAATTGTACCGGGAGAAGCGTCTTGGGGCACTGCCTCGCGGTGTCGTGCCCGACGAGTGTCTTGTCATGTACGCCGGCGTCGATGTCCAGGCGACTTGCTGCTACTACGTCATCCGGGGATGGGGCTACGACAAGAAGTCTTGGCTGATCCATGAGGGCGTGACGGGCACGCTGGAGGACGTCTACAAGATCGTCATGAAGCCGTACCGGCGCTTGAACGGCGACATTCTGCATGTTTCCCGCATGGCTGTAGACAGCGGCTACCGCACGCAGGAGGTGTATGCCTTCGTTCGTGCCCACCAGCCCGGCGCCTATGCCGTCAAAGGCGGCGGCAAGTCGCACGGGGTGCAGCCTTCACGGATCGATTACATGCCTGACGGCACGCTGGACAAGTACTCGCTCCTGCTGCACCACGTCAACACGGACCAGTACAAGGAGACCGTCTACCGGCACGCTCGCGCCGCACCGGGGGATCCGGAGTATTGGGCTCTGCATCGGGACGCCACGGACGACTACTGCGAGCAATTCTGCAGCGAGCATCACGTGATGAAGCTCGTGACCGTCAACCGCAGCAAGCGTATGGCGGCGGTGTGGGATTTGAAGCACGTAGGGGCAGCGAATCACTACTTGGACTGCGAGGTGTACGCCGTGGCGCTGGCCGACTTCTCCGGGGCCTTCTACTTGCAGCCGGAGTTGCCGCGTCCGCCGAGACCGGAACCACAACGCGAGACGGGCGGCGGCATACGGATGCCGGACGGCCGTCCGTTCTTGATCACACAGAGGTGACATATGGCAAAAAAGGAAGAGACGAGGACGATTGTCGTGCCGCTCGGCGCACCGATGGGGCATCAGTACATCCAGCGGCATCTCAATGTGCAGCTGGCCCAGGCTCACGGTTTGACGCTTCGAGCGCTGCGGGACGGCTTGGACGCTCGCGGGGCGACGCTGACGGGCGGGCGCCACGTGCAGACCAACGCAGATGCGGTCAAGTGGCTCCTTGAGGCCGTGGCAGCGGCAACAGAGTAGCCGCGGTATTTTGGTATTTCGCCGAAATGGTATTTTGGTATTTCGGTATTTCGCCGGAATGGTATTTCGGTATTTCGGTATTTTTCGAGACGCCTGATCCGGCGTTGCTCAAACTCGGGTCATGGCAACGCTCGGATCTACATCAACGCTCGAAGAGATCGTCGCGGCCTACGCGGACAACGCGTCGTACGCCGAGGACGGATCCGCAGAGAAGGCTCGCGGATTCGTCACGGCTTGCCGGTTGCTCTTGCTTCGCAAGCCGCGGCGCGTGTCGCACGGCGGGGCGGAGATCGAGCTTGATCTGAGCCTGATTGCCAAGGAGCTCGAGGCCGCTCAGCAGTGGTCGGCGGTCGGCGGCGGTACGGCCGGCGGGGCCAAGTACGCTTCATTTCGGGGGTTCCGCGACTGATGGCCGGGCGACGGAACAACCCTGAGACGCTCGCTGAACGGTTTGACGATCTCCGTGCCGACTATGCGGCCACGAAGGACTCGCGGTTCCGGCGTCGGCGCACGGGCCTGGCGCCGCTGGGCGGCGGGGCAGACTACCACTACCGCAACGAGGGCGACTACCTCAAGCTGATCGAGCTGGCGCGCGACATGGATCGCAACGACGTGATCGTCGGCGCTCTGATCGACCGAGCCGTCATCAATATCATGCAGGGCGGTTTCCGGCCGGATCCGCAGACAGGGGATCCGGAACTCGACGCTGAGTTGGCCAAACGATGGACGGCCTGGGCGAACGACGCGGATCGGTGCGATGTGGCCGGTGAGCTGACCTTTCCGGAGATGGAATCGCTGGTTCTGCGGCATGTCTTGGTTGACGGCGACGTGGTGGCGTTGGCTTCCAAGTGCGGTGCTTTGGAGCTGGTCGAGGGGCATCGGTTGCGGACGCCGCGAAATACCAAGCGCAACGTCGTCCATGGGATCCTGATGAACGCCAACCGTCGGCGTCTGGAGTATTGGCTGACGGCGGAAGACATCGATCCGCTCAGACCACTGGTTCGCGTCTCCGACACCAAGCCGTATCCGACACGGGACGCCGGCGGAGAGCGTCAGATCTTCCATGTATACAAGCCCAAGCGAATCAGTCAGTCCCGAGGCGTAACGGCACTGGCGCCGATCTTCGACCTGTTGGGTATGTTCGAGGACATCAACTTCGCCAAGTTGGTTCAGTCGCAGATCGTCTCGTGTTTCGCTGTTTTCCGCGAACGGGAACCGACCTTCCGCGGCGGTGGCGATTTGCAGACGGGGCCGCGGACGGTTGAGACGCAGTACGACGGCTCGACGCGCATCATCGAAGGCATCGCACCGGGTCTTGAGGTTCTTGGGGCACCGGGCGAGAAGCTCCACGGCTTCTCGCCGAATGTGCCCAACGACGAGTTCTTCAAGCATGTTCAGATGATGTGGACGATGGTCTCGGTGAATTTGGGGCTGCCGTTCATCATTGCGTTCATGGATGTGAGTGACACGACCTATTCCGGCTATCGCGGGGCGGTCGACCAAGCTCGGCTTGGGTTTCGGCAGTTGCAGGATCAGATGATCCGGCGATTCCACCGTCCGGCGTGGCGGTGGTGGGTGCGTCAGGAAACCTCGCACGATCCGGCGTTGCGCAGCCGACTCGAGGCCGTTGGCGAGAACGCACAATCCGTCGTTTGGCGGCCGCCGCTTTGGCCGTACGTCGACCCGGAGAAGGACGCCAAGACGGATGCGCTCCGGCTTGGTGAAAACTTGACGAGCCCGTCGAGACTTCACGGCGAGCGCGGCGCCGACTGGGCGGAAGTGGTTGAGGAGATTGTCCGCGACCAGGGTGTGGCTGCCAGGTCCGCGATCGCCGAGGCGGCAGATATCAACAAGACAAATCCCGAGGCTCGGCTCGATTGGCGCGAACTGATCA